GACAAGGTCAATGATGAGGACGTTGAATATATTTTAGCGAGCGAATATGAAAAACTTAAACAACAGTATGACATCCTGCTAAAAACGGCAGGCACTCCAGTGAGGAGTTTACCATGACTGAAACAAAAGGAAGTTACAACTTCGGAACGACCACAAAAAGCGATTACCATGATCAATCCTTGCGCTGCTGTATGACGTGCCAGCACTGCGACAAAGATATTCACGGGGAATTCTCATTCCACTGCTATCTTGACGCGCCTAAATTCCTAAATGGCACGATGTATGAATATATCGCTATTCAAGAGGTCGAATGGAATGGCATCTGTAATTCGTATAAGGCAGAAGCAAAATTCAATTCAGTGGAGGCCAAATGAAATTATACAGTTGCCCGCGATGTGGGGCGTTTATCGGCAAAATTGAGGTCATAGAAGAATTGGAAATGCTGAATATCAATGGCGTGTATTGCCGGGAAGTGCGGGGCTTTTGTAGCCACTGTCAGACGAAAATTGTATATTCAGCGTCAGACGCGTTTATCTGGAAGCTGCTGCAGCGCGCCAATAATAATGCTGGGTAGTTGTAATTAGAAATAAATATGCTATACTGAAATATAACTGAATAGCGGATCAGTGGGTTACGCGCCCGATGTAAAAGCCAGCTTTGGCTCTGCATCGGGCTTTTTTTATTATCTCAAGGAGGAAATGATGAAGGGATTGTTGATAAGCAGAAAGTTCTGGGCGGCAGTGTTGATGGTGATTGTGGTGATACTCAACGCGGCGATACCGTCGTTTGAGCTGGATACTGAGCACGTGGCCGGCCTGGCAGTGGTGATTGTGTCATACCTGGTGGGTGTGGCGGTAGACCCGGGGCCTGGTGACTGGCGCGGGGTGATCAAGAGCCGCAAGTTCTGGGCAGCTGCTGTTGGGTTTGTGATTCTATTCCTGGATGGGTTCGGCATTGGCTTACCGTTAGGGTTGAATGCGGAGCAGCTGGTGTTGATTGCGGTGACGATTGGCGGGTACATTGCCGGCGTAGCGCTGGAGGGTCCACCTTTTGAATCGACTGATCAACCTGCTGATGAGCCGTGGGTGAACTGATGGATGCAGCGGCACAGGTTCCATCATGGGTTACATTGCTGATCCAGGTGCCGTTGGTCGGCGTGTTTATTTGGTACAGCCTGGAAATGAGCAAGCGATCCGCTGAGAGCCAGCGGGCATTTATGGAAGCGCTTGATAAAAGGGACTCGGCATTTGAGCAACGAAACGCAGCGGTTATCCACACGATAGACAATCTGAACAACGCCATCATAGCGCAGTTGAAAGAAATGGATAAACATTCAGAAGAGCATGACCGCTATGTGCGTGAGAAACTGCCAACGATAGGGGCGAGGACTGCACCGCGCAAAAGCACATAGGGAGGTATCAATACGAACAGCTAAAAAAGAAAGTAGCCTTATTATGGGCGAAAATGAAGAAATAGCAATTGAATTTCTGGCAGAAGTAAGGGCGCTGAAAACTATGGCTGATCTTACTGTCAATTTGACGTTTAATGTACCGGAACAATATAAAGTCGCCGCCTTGCAGAAGTTTGGCAAGTGGCAGGGACAGATGGTACATATAATCGCCGTGCTGGAAGATTAGCACGCATACCACAAAATACAACAAAAAGGCACATGATTAACGAAACTGAACTTGACGCCGCATTAACAGACTTGAAGACCGATATGGTCAAATTCAAGTATGTTTTTAATCGTTCTGAGGCGTTAAGCATAATCGAATCTGCTAATAAGGCTGGCCGGGATAGGTCTTGGTATTATAAATTACCAAAAGACGAACAATCACGCCTTGAAGAACTTGCGCAGGAATTAAGCGCATATTCTACAAAAAAAGTCAAAATCATTCTTGATGATAATAAAGTCAAGGCAGCCAACAGAATCGTTAAGTTGGTTGACAGTAGAAACGAAAAGATAGCATTAGACGCAGCTAAAGAGGTGTTAGATAGGCCGGCGGGAAGATCGGAAACAACAACAGGTAGCGAGCCGCCTGGCATTACTCTCAGCGTTGACATGATAGCGCCGTCTTTTATTGATGCTTATGACGACATAAACGCTAACAATCATACTGAGTATGTATTCTACGGCGGACGGGGATCCACCAAATCATCGTTTGTGTCTATCGTGATTATTGAACGGTTACTAAAGAATCCAACTGCGCACGCATTACTAATGCGGCAAGTGGCTAACACGCTGAGGGACTCGGTTTACAGACAAATGATCTGGTCAATAAGCGAATGGGGGTTAGAGGACAAGTTCAAATGCACGACTTCACCGCTTGAAATAACCTACATCCCAACCGGGCAAAAGATATTCTTCAGGGGAGCTGATGATCCTGGTAAGGTGAAGTCTATCAAACCTCCGTTCGGTTATATCGGTATTCTGTGGTTTGAGGAGTTAGACCAATTCCACGGCGAGGAAGCGATCCGCAAGATAGAACAATCGGTCATGCGGGGCGGCGATTCAATCATAGAATTTAAGACGTTCAACCCGCCACGAACGGCTAATAACTGGGTGAATAAATACGTTCAGATACCGAAGGAAACGCAGTACCAGCACAGGTCATCATTCTTAGACTTGGGTGCAAGGGCTGCACGCTGGCTTGGGAAGGTCTTCCTGGAAGAAGCCGAGCATCTGAAGGCAGTAAATCCTGGCGCATACGAACATGAATATCTGGGCGTTGCTAATGGCAACGGCGGCATGGTCTTTGAGAACGTGAAGGTTCAGAAGATACCAGATGACCAGTACAAACAATTTGACCGGATTTTACAGGGTATTGACTTTGGTTATTATCCCGACCCGTGGGCTTATGTGAAATGCCATTATGACGCTGGCCGGCATACGCTGTATATCCTGGACGAGTTGAGAATGCAGAAGGCAGGCAACCGTGACACTTATAATGCGCTGATTGAAAAAGGGGTACAGCCTGACGAGTTGATCATCGCTGATAGTGCAGAGCCTAAATCAATCGCTGATTACCTGGAATACGGGCTTACAGTTAGGGGTGCAGAGAAGGGGCCGGAATCGGTCAAATATAGTATCAAGTGGTTACAATCTTTGACGGCGATTGTTATTGATCCTGAGCGATGTCCGTATGCGCTGGAGGAGTTTCTTGGTTATGAGTTAGAGCAGGATAAGAACGGCGATTTTATCTCCGCATATCCTGATAAGAATAATCACTTTATTGATGCGGTAAGGTATGCAACGAATTTAATCTGGCGAAGGCGGGGAAAATAAAATGTTCAATAAAATTCTCCAGTGGATAAAAGGAGTGTGGGAAAAGATGATCGGTCAAAATACATTAAAACAAAAGCTGGGCGTTGACATTGAACTGTCAAGCGAAATGCAAGAGGCAATCAGTCTTTGGGCTGACATCTACGAAAACAAGGCGGACTGGCTGAAGGATAACGAAGTCTATTCGCTGGGCGTGGGTGCTGCGGTAGCGTCTGAAATATCACGGGCGGTCACGCTTGAAATGGACGTAGATTGTGGCACCAGTCCACGCGCTAAATACCTTCAGGAACAGCTTGACCGGCTATTGCCTAAGATAAGGGTTATGGTCGAGTATGGGGCAGCTAAAGGCGGACTAATGCTGAAGCCTTATCCTAAAGGGGATAGGGTTGAAGTTGACTATGTTCAGGCCGACCAATTCTACCCGACCGAGTTTGACGCTAACGGGAATATTACAGGCTGCATATTCGCTGATCAAAAGGTGAAGAGTAACAAATACTATACCAGGCTTGAATTTCATCACTTTGGCAGCGTAGAAACGACAACCGGCGGCAGTCTGGGCGGCTATGTTATTGAGAACATGGCGTTTAGGTCTAACACCAGCACCGACTTGGGGCAGCAAATATCACTTGAGCTACTGCCAGAATGGGCTGACATTCAACCGATAGCGATGCTGAACGTTGATAAACCGCTATTCGCATATTTCAAATATCCGCTGGCAAACAATATAGATCCTTCCAGTCCGTTAGGCGTTTCATGCTACGCACGGGCAACGGGGCTGATTGAGCAGGCCGATAAGTTATTCTCAAGTTTAGTGTGGGAGTTTGAGTCAGGCCAGCGGGCATTATATGCTGACATCCTGGCGTTCACAGATGAAGACGGAAAAAAGGTACTGCCATCAAAGCGGTTATACCGGGCATTGAACGGTGTCAGTAACCCGATTGGCAGCAACCCGGAGGGTTTATTCCACGAGTGGTCACCGGCATTCAGAGAAGCGTCTATACTGAGCGGCCTTGATGCGATCCTGAAAAAGATTGAGTTTAATTGTGGCCTATCTTATGGCACTATTTCCGATCCGGCGGTAGAAGCCAAAACAGCAACCGAGATCAAGATAAGCAGGCAGCGCACTTATGCCACGATAACCGATACACAAAAGGCGCTGCAGAATGCACTTGATCAGTTACTTTGGGCGATGGATATTTGGACGACACTTTACAAGTTAGCGCCGGCCGGCAAGTATGCGCCATTGTATGACTTTGACGATTCGATTATCACCGACAGCGAAGCGCAGCGGATGGACGACATGCAAGCGGTAGGCATAGGGGCAATGAGCCTGGTTGAGTACCGCATGAGGACATACCGTGAGGATGAAGCAACAGCGCAGAAAATGGTATCAATGGCACTGGCTGAAAAGGGTGGAACAAACTTCTTTGATGAGGTGGGAGGTAATTAATGCCGTACGATCCTAACCAACCAAGAAAGCCAGCAGGAACAGAAGATGGCGGCGAGTGGACTGACGAACAGCTTGATACTATTGAGCGCGCTGCAAGAATTGCGGCGGGGCTTATTAATAATCCCAACGAAAGTATTAATGATTTTGAGAATAGAATACGAAACTCACAGACGGAAACAGGGGCTGTTTTTAAGAACGGCAAAAAAATTGCCGAAATAAACGGGAACGAAAATTCTGTTGACATGAGTAGCGTCACGGACAGAGATTTAAAAGATGCTGTTGACGTTCATAATCATCCAAACAATTCTTGGTTTTCGAGAGGCGATATAAGATTCGCCGTTGTGAATGATGTTTCTCAAATGAGGGTTGTTTTTAGCGGAGGAACTTATGTTCTGTCAAGAAGAAGTGCTGGATGGCCGACTGTAAACGAGTTCGAGAGCGCTATTGACCATGCTATAAAAAAAGCAAACATTCAGTTAGATGGAGGAACAATAGTAGACATTGATTTTATACCAAGAGAAGCCGCAACT